CACCGTGCCCTTTAGCGGCCCGCCCTGTACCCGCGCCTTGAGAAGGTAGGCGTTCCCCGCCAGGCAGCGGTCCATGACGACGGTGCCCCACATCTGGCCACGGGACATAAACGGGTTCGGGGCGTTAAGCAACCTCACAAGCGGATGGTTCGGTAGTTCCTCGACGAAGCTGTTCTGCACCAGCCGGGCGTTGCCCTGTCCCAGCCCCCGCGCGGCGTAGAGCTTCTGCTCGGCGCGGACGGTGGCCTTCTCCCGGCGCCAGCGGCGGCCACTGATATGCGGCTCGCCGGCGGACGATGCCAGCAGCTCGATGGCAGCAAAGACGATCTCATTCGTGGCGTAGGCGCGAGCGAAGCCGAGATAGCTTGTCTGCGGCGGGGCCGAACCCCATCCGCCCTGCGATTGCGGGTAGACGACCGCCCTGTTGCCGATCCGTAGCGTCTCAGCGATCAGACCCATATCATCACACTCCACTCAGAGACAAGAACAGCCGGACCGCCACCGCCAGCACGGCCGCGGCGAAGAGAGCGCTGATCGCCATGGCAATGGCGAGCACCGTGTAGGCGGCCAGGGTGCGGACGTCTTCGCTGTCGATCATAGGAACATCACCCCGACCTCTGCCGTCTCATGCCGCATCGCCCGGTCGATCACCCCCAAAATCCCGATGATGCCGTCGATCTTCCCCTGCGAGGTGGACTTGTCCGGCTTCAGGTTCCCGGCGGGGTCCTGCTTCACCGCCACGTTGTCGGCCATCCAGCGTAGGATCGCGTTCCCCCCGTGGTGCACTTTGTGTCCAAGCAACCGCCGGTGGAACTCCGCCATCGGCGCCGCCATGCCCAGGAAGCCCATCCCTAACCCGAATATCGTGATACCCTCATCGGCAAGTGTACCAGCAATCTGGTGCGCCTGGAAAAGCCGGTCGACGTTCATGTCGACGAGCTGGAAGGTCTGCGCGTCCTTGAGTATCTGCGCCTGCACGAACGCGAAGTCCGTCGCGTTGCCCTTCGTCACCGACAGCGCGCCCTTGTCGCGCCACACTCGGTACTGGTCCGCGTAGCGGTTCGAGGGGTCGGTCAGCTTCGCCTCCGGGCACCAGAAGCGGGCCACGATGTCCAGGCACTCGTCGTCGCAGACGTGGCTCCCGAACTTGCGCCCCACCTCGGAGGGGAAGCCCATCACCCAGGCCGTCATGTCGGAGACGGTGGCCAGGTCCAGCATCCCGTAGCACTCGTGGCCAGCGAGCGCCGCCTCGTCCACGGCGCCGGCGTTGGCGTCCCAGAGATCGAGGTCGATCCAGCGGTCGACCTGCTGCGTCCAGCGGTTGCAGTGAAGGCGCTGGAAGGTGTTCTGCTTCGCCGGCGAGTGCTCAGCCTGGCGGCACTGAGTCAGCAGGTACTCCAGCTTGACCGACACGCCGAGGTTGGGGTTCGCCTTCGGCCAGCAGTCCGGGTCGCGCCACGAGTCCTCTTCGTCGATGGCTGCGATGAAACAGAAGTAGCTATCATCATCGATGACGCCGGCCAAGACCTGCTCGCCGTACTCATGTTGCTCCCAGCAGATCGATTGCCGGTCGGAGCCCGCCGTGGTCACGACGAACGTGAGCGGCTGCCGCCGGGAGCCCATCGCGGTTATCAGGACGTCCCACATCGCCCGCGTCTTGTGCGCGTGGAGCTCGTCGACGAGGTTGCCGTGGATGTTCAGCCCATCGGTGGAGTCCTCGTCAGCGCCGAGAGGCATGAACTTGGAGTTGCCGGAGTGCAGGTTCCCCACCAGTACCTTGATGTCGCCGCGCAGCTCCGGGGAGGAGCGAACCATCCGCTGCGCCTCACCCCAGATGAGCTTCGCCTGGTCACGCTTTGTCGCCGAACAGAAGACCTCCGCGCCGGGCTCGTCATCGTAGAAGGCGAGCAGCAGCCCGACACCGGCGGCCAGGGTGCTCTTGCCGTTCTTGCGAGCCACCTCCGTGTATCCGATTCGGAAGCGCCGAAACCAGCCCGTATCTGCGGGTGCCTGCTCCTCCTCGTCGTCCGGCGCGAAGCAGGCGCGGCAGTCGATGGTGCCGTCCTCCATCGGTAGCCAGGATTCGCACTGCGGGCACCGCCCGTACTCCCGCTGCCAGCCGAACAGGGAGCCCACGACGAACTTCTGCCACGCGCCCAGGTCGAATGACCGGCCCGCCCACTCGCCCTTGCTGTGGTGCAGGAAGCCGAAGAAGGCGATGGCGCGGTCCGCCGCCCGTTCGTCGAAGCGCAGGCCGCGCGCCGGGCCGGTGGCCCGATCGTTCAGGTGCCGCGCGCACGCCAGCTTCACCCACTTGCCGGCGACGATGCGGCCCGCCTGGACGGCCTCAGCGTACTCGGTGACGGGGGACGCGATGGCGGTGGTCATCGCACTTCAGATAAATCCACCGCGCATAGAATGGCGCTGTATATCATCCCATCCTGGTCCTCGTTCTCTTGGTTCTCAAGGGATACCGCCTCAACGATGACGTCCTTTTGGTCTCTAACCCAGTCAGCCATCGCAGTGAAAAGGTCGGCCTGGCTGTCGTGGGAACAGAAATCCAAGCGCATAAGAGTCCCCTCCCCCTCACTGTGGACATTGAACCAAGTGCTCAATTGTTATACCGCCTTCTCCGGAACTCTTGCCTGCCAGATACGGAAAATCACTTCGCCTGCTGCCCCCGCTTCCACGCCTCGAAGGGGTTCGCGTCCTTGTCGGGGTCCTCGACGGTCAACCGTGACCGGCTGCTGGGCGTGAGCCCGAACTGCTGGAACATATTGTAGACCCGCTTCCAGGCATCGGAGGCGATGGCGACTTCGGGCCGTGGCCGGATCATGATCCGCTCCACGGTGTGGCCCGCTTCGTCCATCTGGAGATGACGGCTCTCGTAGGTCATGCCGTGCTTCTGGACCTCATCACGTGCGTCCAGGTACTCCGCGTAGGCGGTGCAAAGAAGGGCGAGAGAATGGATGTCAGCAGGCGTCAGAACCTTCATGCCCACCACGAGTGGCGCGACTCTCTTCCACAGGAGCTTCGCCCGGTGTCGCAACCAGCCGGGCGGCTCGGTGGCACCTGGGGCAGGCTTCGGCTCACGCTTGTTGAGCGCACGCTTGCCGGGATTACCGGTGAGCACCTTGAGCGCCGTGGGCTTCGGACGGCGGCCAGCAGTCAACGTCTGACCTCTTTCAGATTCACATTTCGCGGTTGCGCGAGCAATGCTAGGCGCCGCCTAGCTGGGGCGTGGATCACTGAAATTCTGACCCCCTATCCCCTGTCCTTGCCTTCGCCGCGCCCATCTACCCACGCCTCATAGCCGTGGGTCGGACACTGATCATCGGGCTCATTAGGCATGCAAGTACACAGGGCGACCCGATCATCGTCGGTGATAGTCAGCGTATGCCCTCGCAGGATTCCCCACGCGAGCCGCAGCTTAGCGCGAAAGGTCAGACCACCGAAGGTGATCTCTCGTTCAGTGCGCGTCGGGCTTCGCTTTATCCCCATCGTCCGCCGTCGCCTCGGTTCTCCGCCGCCGTCTTCCGCGAGTGGCATGACCAGCACGCCCCCTGCAGGTTCTCCATCGTGTCGCTCCCGCCCTGGCTGCGTGGCGTCTTGTGGTCCGCCTGCGAGCTGCGTGCGCGGCGGCAGAGCGTACACACCGGGTCGCGCAGCAGCACGGCGTAGCGCAGCGAGCGCCAACTGGCGCTTGCGTAGAAGGCGCGCTCTGAGCGGCGAACAGGCGTATCAAGAAGCCGTCGGTGGGCGCTGGCGTGGCGTGGGCAGCGGCCGCGGTCCGTGCCGGCGTCTGGGCAGCGGGGCTCCGAGCAGGGCGAGAGGATGCGGCTCGGGCTCACGAGTCACCCGTTATCGACTTCAGAAGAGCATAGGCAGCACATCCGTGGCACAGGTGTTCATCGGGCTCCTGAGCCTCGCAGTAGCACAGCGGAGGATGATAGCCGCCAGGCCCGCGAGCCCGTCCGTCCGGGCCGTGACCATCTAATCGAAGCTGCTCTAGCGCCCGCTCAATGTGGTCGAGTTGTAGCGTCACGCCAGCCTCACCCACAGGAGGATGCGGCTCGGGCTCACGTCGCCCACCGAGCTCTTCGCGGCCGCTCCTTATACGCCTTCCGTGCTTCTTCCACCCCGCGTATCTCCAGCACGCCGTTGACAGGAACCTCCCATTCCTCCTCGTGGGGTTCGCCCAGAGAAGTGGTGACCGTTCGCTGTGGCCCGTTGAGCCGTTCTATGAAGTCAAGCCTGTGTACGTCCCTGCGAGTTATGATGGTGCCGCGTTCATCATCAGCCCCCACGCACCAGCGCCCGATGTCCACGCCGTTGAGGTAGACGCTGCACGACATAGCCCAGGGGTCGATGTCGACGTGGATTCTCACGCCAGCCTCACCCACAGGTCGACCAGCTTGCCGTCCTTGTCGAACAGCAGCCAGGCGTCCGTCAGGCCAGCGCCCACGAGCATGACCGGGCGGAGGACGATCGTCAGCGC